TACCGAGCGTTGGAGTGGGATTGAAGGTCAACGTCACCGCGATAGGTGAGACGCCCCTACAGGCCGTGACGTCCTGCCGAGTCAAACAACCGAACTGGTATTTGGTAACTTGCCTCACGGCGACCGATTCCGACAATATAGCGATCACAGAATACGCTCAGAGCGTCCAGCCGGCCATGCAGAACTTCTACCAGACCTCTAGCGTATCAGCATTGTTTGGGCTTGCCGGGAACATCTTTACCGTTCTCAAGACGGGCAACTATAACCGTGGGCATGGCCTATACGCAACGACCCAAGGCGGATCGGCGCCTCTGAACGCATATCAGGCGTGCGCTCTGGCAGGCGTGGCAATGGGCCTCAATACCGGACTCGCAAACAGCAACTTCTCTCTGGCGGCAAAAACGCTTGTAGGGCAGACTCCGGTGAATGACGGGCCTGATACGAATACAGGCGCTCCGCTCACGTTCACTCAGATCAATACCTTCGCCGGAACGCCTGGGATTGGGTTTGGAAATAACGGCAATAGCTACAACGATTACGCGGCCAGCTACTCGTTCTACTATCAGGGCGTGAACGCGAATGGGCTGAGCTTTACAACCATCCTCGGCCTCGATATGCTGGCGGCTGATTGCCAGATTTCGATTCTGAATGTGCTCCAGTCTCTTCCCTCAATCCCACAGACGGATCCTGGGCAGGCTCTCGTGTTGAATGCAGTACGCGGAGCGTGCGCGAGGTCAGCCAATCGCGGATTCATTGCGGCTGGAACGTGGAATGGTAAGACGATTCCCACGCCTCCCGGTACAGGGTTAACGCCGGGTACAGCGTTGACTACGGGTTACTGGGTGGCTTCTCCATCGTTCTCTACTCAGTCTCCTTCCGACAGAGCACTATTCAAGTCCATGCCGGTCTATGTGGCCGTAGTCTTGGCCGGAACACAGCAGAGCTTCTTAATCGCAGTGAACGTGCAACAGTGAGGTGATGTATGGCATTCGGAACAACGACTTATTCAGGCATGGGCGTAACCGGGGCTATCAATTCCCCGTATGCCGGACCATTCATTCTCGCTGGAGCTTTTCTTGGCCGTGGGAAAGTCACCGTCACGATGGAGCATGAATGGACGGAGAACGATATTGCTGTCGATGGCGCAGTGATGGTTTCTGCAAGTATTGGGTTTCAGGGAATGGTTGAGATTGAATGCCAGCAGACGTCTTCGCTGAACTCATACCTCAAGGCCGCTCAGAATTCCCATCAAACAGCACTTGCCAATATGGACCCTAGCAACTGGGCCGCAATCTCTCTTGAATTGCAGAACCTCACTACAAACGATATGAGCGTTTGCACGGGAGTTTCGTTCACCAAGAAACCGCCATTGCCGATGGGTCCAAAAGGTGAGTACATCCGCTGGACTCTCCGTGCTGCTAACATTGCCAACCTGTAAGGGGTAACATGGATCACAAAGACGTTCAAATCGGTGAATCTTCCTACCGCATAGGTCGCATGAAGGCGGCAGATGGTAGCTGGATTGCTACGATATTCGCAAAGCGGTATCGGGAATACAGAGAGGCAAATCCGTTTCCTGAACCCGATCCGAATGCTGAACCTACGACTCCTGTTCCTGCGGAACTCGGATATATGCTTTCGGCCCAGTTCCTAGCTGAGCAACTATCGAGAACCGAGTACGCGGAAATGCAAACGCTCTGCCTTTCGGTATGTGGGCGTTACAGCAACAAAACAGGTTCTCCAATTTCTCTTCCGATCTTACTTCCGAATGGTGCATGGGCAATACCAGAACTTGAGTACGATGGGCCAACAATTCTGCAACTGACAAAGGAGACATTGGCATTCAATATCGCCCCTTTTTTTCCAGGATCCGGGTCAGTAGGGAAGACTCCGGCGAAGGATTCGAATCAACCGAGTTCCCAAACCTAGACCCGTTTCTGTGGCGTCCCGTGCTGGCTGGAGTTTGGACGCATCGGGATATTGTTGAAGGTGTATTCACATTTCAGGATTTGTGCGAGGCGCATGAATATCTTGACGTGAAGGAAAAGAACGAGGCCGACTTCCGCGCATGGAGAGCGGCAAAGGAGGCGATCTGATGGCCGATGTAATCAAATCTTATCTCGTCTCCATATCTGCTCACGTCGATAAGCAATCCTTTGACAAATTCACCCAAGCAATGACCGGGGCGGAGAAAACTGTCTCCTCTTCCGTAGGGGGAATCCTCGGAAAGTTCCTTGCGTTTCAAGTGGCTGGAACGACCGCCTTCGCTACCGTGGGCTTTGGTCTTATTGGTTACATAGACAAGCTGGCAATGTTAGACCGAAAGACGCAAATCCTCGCACAGCAGAACATGATGAGCGTGCAGCAGTACCGCTCAGTGTCTTTGGCTTTAGATGCGATGGGCTTGTCTCTTGAGGACGTGTTCTTTGGGACGCGGGAGATTCAAGACCAGTTCCAGGGTTTAATTCAGGACCAGAAGCAGTTGGCTTTGATGCTCGGCCCTGGGTACGAAGAGTCTATGAAGCAAATAAGAGGCGTGATTTATCAACTCCAACGCCTTGAGGTAAAGGGAGAATACTTCGGCATGAAGTTTGCCGAGGACTTGCTTGCTAAATTGGGATTCGGGCAGGGCGGTATTGAGATGCAGTTGTCGCGTCTCAATGAATGGGTAATGCAGAATATGCCGCGCTGGTCAGATGAATTGACTAATGATTTCATCCCTGCGCTCGGCCAGATGTGGGACATTCTCAAGAAAACAGGGAGTCTATTCCTTGACCTGTCGGTTGACTTCGACAACTTCGTGGGAACGCTTTCAGGCGATACGAACATTGATACCAAAACCGCATCCTTCGATAGCTTCGCGCTATCTATTGAGCACGTTGTTTATTGGCTTGGAGAAGCTATTAAACTCATGCTCGGACTTGAGGCGGTTGGTGTTCATTCCGTAGGCTCAATATGGGACTTAGGCAAGGCGTTCTTGGATCCTGCCGGTGCTGGTAACTCACCTGATGTAGCATGGAAATATCTAAATGACGCTGCGGATGAGGCAGTAAAAGCGGCTCATGGTTTCCAATCAATAGGGCAAGTAGTCCTTGGTGGTACGCAGTATGGAGATAACTTCTCTAGCCCTGCACGCTCTAACGCTCTCGCCAGCAACGTGAGTGGACTCCCTATAGAATTTCTGAAACTTGTTCATGGTGTTGCGATGGCCGAGTCCGGGGACCGGCAATATGATAGCTCTGGAAAAGTAATACTTGGGCCGTCAATTGCGGGAACAACAGAACGTGCCATTGGTAGGATGCAATTGTTGCCTTCTACAGCTAAGATGCTTGGTGTAGACCCCTATGATGCAGGACAGAACTTTGAGGGCGGAGAAAAGTACCTCCTTCAACTTCTCAAAAGGCATCAGGGAAATATCCACGACACACTTGCTGAATATGGAGGATTTAGAACTAAGTCTCCAGAAGATTACGTGCGGCGTGTGGAGCAAATGGGGGGAATCTCGGTTGGGACAATCACAATCAATGTTCCTGCCAGCGCCATGACTCCGCATGAGACGGCGCGGGCTGTGGCGAACGGTGTACGGGATGGAATGGATGAGGCAACAAAGCACATGATTCTTGCGATGAATGGAGCATATCAGTAATGGGCGGTATGATTATTCCCGCAGCCACATCCGCCGCGATTGCAGGCGCTGGGGAGATAATCGTCTACGCTGTAACGTCTGCGAAGGCAGCGGCAATGAAAGCCTCTATTGCCGCGTCGGTTCCCGCCGCAAACCCGTTCCGTCCTCCGCAGTGGGCTTCACCTGCGCTCACGATGATTACCGTTCCCGCATCTTATGTGCAATCGCAGAACCAGACGCAATCGAGTGTTGGAGCGGTGACGAACAGTTCCGTAGCTAGTTCTGCAAAGGAAAGCGCATCCCCACAGTTTCTTGTATTTGATGGCGTGATGCGCGTTTCTCATTCTCAGCCCATGACGGCGACAGAGCACCCAATTCAGGATGCGGCGAACCTCACTGACCACATCCGGGCGAATCAGGCAACTATCACGATGGATGTGTTAATGACTGACGTTCTGCCTGCCTATGCTGTAGGTCAATGGGTAGGGAACGCATCTAAGTCCATATCGTGTTTTGATACGCTCGATGCTCTACGCTTGGCTCGTGTTCCGCTGACGTTGACAACGCGCCTGAAAACCTACTCTCCGGTTTTTATTATGAACGTGATACCAGATGATACAGCACAGACTCAATTTGGATTGCGCTGCCGGGTTGAGTTCAAGCAGATGTTCCTATTCAGCGTGGCTACTCAGACGAACAGCGCACGCAACCAGACAACGGGAAGCAGTGCTATCGGCACAACCGCCGTGCAGCCCGTACCTAGTGGTGTAACAGCACAGAATGGTTTACCTTCTTCTTCGACAGGAGTTCAATCATCTGAACAGCTTCAATCGGAGAACGCGAAGATTATAGGGGCAGGGAACTGGAGCAGCAACAATACGGGGGGTATCCCATAATGGCGCAGATTATCCCTCTGACGAATGCACCTAATCAGACGCTCACCGTGGCGCTGAATGTCAATGGTGGGGTCTTGCGCCTTGGCCTGTTCATTACCTACAGCGAGATGGCTCAGTATTGGATCATGTCAATCTCGGACTCGCAAGGAAATCTGTTGCTCTCCTCTATCTCGATGGTGACCGGCTCATGGCCCGCCGCGAATCTCTTAGCGCAATTCGGCTACCTAAATATCGGGAGCGCGTACATCATCAATCTAGGGCAGGTGCCAGACGATTACCCGAACTCAAACGAATTAGGGTCGAGTTTCTTATTACTGTGGGATGACAACGCATGAGCACTCAATACAGTCCGGTGTCACAGATACCTAACTTCGGGTGGATGTGGAATCTTACTGTCACAAATCCTTCTAACGACCAAGGTGATGCGTTGACGGCCACAATTTCATCAACTGCGTGGACTCCAGAGCCGATGCGGATTGTTTTTGAGGTAAACATTCTTGGGTACTCCTCTCATGCGTCGTTCTGGACGGCAAAGATTGAGCTTTATAACTTGAGCGCAGACCAGGCGCAGAACTTCATATTTGGGCAAGGAGCTACGGTTTCACTTTCGGCAGGATACCAGGCCGGCCCATACGGTGTGATCTTTCAAGGAACTGTCTATCAGGCACTTTACGAACGCCCCGGAGTAGTCGATTCAAAAGTAACTCTCATGTGCTACACCGGTCTTACTGAGACGGTAGCGAACTTTGCAGTGTTTCGCGGAACAGCCATGATGACGCAATCTGCGCTTGTGGCGAAGATGTGCTCCGGTTCGCAGGTTCCGATTCCTATTCCCTCGGCCTCACAGAGCAGCCTCGATACATTGCCTCAGACGCAGTTACCACGGGCGCGTCCGTTCTTCGGCGATCCGCATAAATTCATTGACCGCGTGGCCGCAGCGAACAATATGCAGTCGTGGTACGGTTTTGACGGACTTGGAATTAGCACCATGACTGACCAGAACACAGTCAGCACGATAACCTACACTTCGACAAGTGGAATTCTTGGAGTTCCGCAACAGACACAGAACGGGGTTACGCTGGTGGTCGCACTTGACCCGCGTCTCAAGGTGACTGTTCCACCGATGCAGATTAACATTGCGAGTTCAATCATCAGGCAGTTGCAATTCACGCCGCCAGGATACCGCCCCATCCTTGACCCGAACGGACTCTACCTCATCAATGGGTTGCAGTTCCGGGGGGATAGCAGGGGAAATGTGTGGGAGACAGAGATAGTCGGTTTGACGAGTATTGGAGGAAAGGCTGCATATATCGCTGATGCTACAAGTCCGAGTCCACTAGATAGGAGGGCTGCAAAATGAGCAACACTCCCATGATTCCGATTCAGCATCGCCTCAGTATTCAATCGTCTCCGATTGATCTTGCTCTGCATCAATTTGAGTGCGACTTTCGCTGCCACATCCCGGCTGTCGTAGTCGCTAATCTGGATGGAAATGCATTTAGCCCGCAGAAGATGACTGTCTCTGTTCAGCCTACGATAAAGGAAGTTATCAGGAACGGGGCGGTCCCAACGATTACCACTCTTCCCATCCTTGATGATGTTCCAATCAAGATTCCTACTGGCGGGGGATGGAGCCTAACGCTTCCAATCAAAATCGGAGATGAGTGTGAGCTATCATTTCAAGACATGGCCTTCGATATGTGGTGGCAGAACGGCGGAGTCCAGAAACAACCGGACGGCGCACTCTTCCGGCATGATATTGGGGATGCGTTCGCAGAGTTTGGAGTGCGTAGCGTCCCGAATGTGATCCCAAACTACTCAACCTCTAGCGCACAGCTTCGCAACGATAGCGGAACAGTTCTGATTGACCTTGCGGCAGCGGGAATTACAATCACTTCTCCATCGTTGAATGTGATGGACTTGCTGATTATTCCTTTCGTTGGAACGCCAAACTTCAAGTCTCCGCTTGGAACTGGCGTCTATAGCGTAGCGGGGATGCCGATTCCGTTAGCTCCATTGGCCGGGGTTGGAGCGAGGGCGTTTGTCACTGACGCAATAGCTAACACATTTCAGGCTCCGTATGTCGGCGGCGGGAGTTACGCATTGCCAGTATATTCAGACGGAACAGGATGGTTCATAGGATGAGCACACCGACGATCATGGTTCAACAAAATGCGATGCCTCAGAACGATCCTGTCGAAGGAGCGAATGGGCCAGTGTTTCTTTCAGATCTTGACGCTGTGGCGCAAATCATCTATACGACTCTTCGGCTGCTCTTGGGAGAGTGGTGGGAGAATCTGACTATTGGTTTTCCGCTCTTCCAGTCGCTCATCGGCTCTAGCGGTTCCCCGACCAATCAGGCCGGGGTCATGCTCATCATTCAGCAGACGATTCTCCCCTGTCCGTATGTCCTGCAAATAGTTGATTTTAGCTTCGTACACAACACGGCAACATTCAACTCCACCTTTACGGCAACCGTAAGTACGAGTTTCGGTACACTGGTAATAACGAACGCGCCCGGTTCGAGCGCACAGGTGACAGCATGAGCACACCGCCATACATCGCGCCTTTCATCAGTCCGACAGCGGGCCTCGTGCTGCCGTCCTACCAGAGCATCATCAATGACCTCATCAGCGGGTATAAGGCGATTTATCCGCAAGTCGTTTATCTTGGAACAGACACGGCAAAGTATCAGGAAATCAGCATCTTCGCGCTGAAAGTTTACGACTGCAACCTAGCCTCGCAGCTTGCCTACAATGCGCGTTCGCCTATCTCGGCGGTTGGGGCAGACCTCGACAGCATCGTAAAAATGAATGGCATTGCTCGGCTTCCCGCTTCATATTCCACGGCTCCCTTGACCGTCTCAGGTGTTGCCGGAACGGTTATAACGAATGGTCTGGTAACGGATACGCAAGGAAACGCTTGGTCGCTACCCGTATCCGTTACCATCCCTAACAGTGGAAGCGTCACTGTTGGCATTATCTGCCAGACTGTAGGGGCTATTCAGGCCCAGGCTGGTTCCATCACCACCATCTCAGGAGGCGCTACGGCTGGCTGGATCGGGGCTACAAACCCATCTGCGGCGCTTCCTGGTTTGCCTGTCGAGTCAGACTCACAGCTTAGGGCGCGTCAGGCAATCTCAGTAGGGGCACCATCGCTCACACGGCTTGCCAGCACCATCGCTGCCATTGCAGCGGTCCCAGGAGTCACCCGGTACGCTACAGGAACCCCAACGCCCGATTCCGGGCTGGGAAGCTCTATTGAGAATCCGACTGGAGGCATTGACTATTGGGGCAATCCTCCTCATTCAATCAGCATGGTTGTGGAGGGAGGTCTTGACCTCAATGTGGCGACGGCGATCTACCAGAAACGAGGATTGGGAGTCTATACGAACCCCGACTCCACGGCTGGCTCTACCAGCGTGCCGGTGACAGATGCGAATACAGGGACCGTGACTACCATCGGCTTCCAGCGGCCCACCTACGTGCCAATTTACGCCACAATGGTGATACACGGGTTGGCCGGGTATACGACCGCAACGCTAACGGCAATTCAGGCCGCGATTGTCGCGTATCTCAATGGTCTACAGATTGGCGAGACGGTCACTTATTCAGCCTTCTATGCCGTGGCCTCTTCGGTCATGCCAAACATCTTGACTCCGCAGTTTTCGATCACGTCGCTCTTTACCGGAATCACTTCATCGCCTTCTGGCACGACCGACATTACCCTGAGCTATTACCAAGTGGCGCAGGGAACGCTTGCCAACATCATCTTGAGTGAGGCATAGATGCCACTTTTCTCTCAAAGCGGGTACGGATCGGGCAAATACGGAGTTGCTGATACCGGGCCTCTCTACAGCATGAGCCTCTATTACTATCTAGGGCTGCTCACGTCAGAATACCGGCTTGCCCCAAACCTGAATTTCTGGCTTAATGACCTGCTTTCACCACTGAACGATACGACAAACATGATTGCTGGAATGACTGAGGCGTTCGATCTCGGTTCGGCACAAGGATTGCAGCTTGACGTGGCCGGTCAGATTGCCGGGGTGAGTCGCACGGTTGGGTTTCAACCATTGGGCGGCGTGAGTCCGGTTTTGGACGATGTGACCTATGCTCTATTGATTCAGGCAACCATAGCTGCAAATCAATGGGATGGAACAGAAAGCACGCTTTATGCTATATGGAAGCAACTGTTCCCCGGTGGTTCAATCAACATCATCGACTCTCAGGACATGGCCTGTACAATTGTTTTAACGGGATCATTTACGAGCATCATTCAGGACTTGATTTTGAATGGTTATATCGTTCCGCGACCGGAAGGCGTCGAGTACACTTACGTGTTCGGCAACCTTCCGATTTTCGGATTCTCAGAGTCTAACACGACATTCATTGCAGGCTGGAATACTGGCCTTTGGGCGGGGTAAATCATGGGAAAATTTCTTCAATGGAATCCGAACGAAACCAACCAGGAGACGGATGCTCAGTATCTTGCCGATTCGCAACGTGCTTCTGGGGCAGTGAACGATACTCCTCTTCCCGCCCCTCTCGGAAATAAGGCGTTCTATCAATGGAGTACTTTCTGCGCCGCCTTCGGTCAGATGATGGCAAACAAACCGGGGGCGTATGTCCTTGATGATTCCAGCGAGAGCGCCCTTGCCGCTGTACTGGCAAATATCTTGA